TCATAGTCACTCTTTACATTATTTTTATCTTTCATTTTACTTTTTACTTGATCTTACTCTATCAGCTAAATCCTTGTCAGCTTTACCCCATGTTCCGCTGCCTTTAGTGATAAATGAATTAACTCTTGCCATGGCCCATTGTTGTGGAGTAGTACCTTTCCTATGACCTGTTTTCCATGCAGCCATTCCTCTATTGTAAACAGATCGAAGTATACCTTGAGAAATACCAGACTTTTCGGCTTTTGCTGCAAGACCTTTCTTTTCTTCTTCAGTAAGATCGATCCCTCTTATTTCTTCGAACGTCTTCATTTGGTGTCTCCTTTTTTTCCAAACATTTGATGATATTTTATAGTGTGTTTTGATTTTTGCATAGGATTTTTACGGGCTTCCTTATCTCCAGGTGCATCTTTATATGCTGCTGGATTACTATCAGACATCTTAGCCTGTTTTTTAAACTGCCTATCTCTTTTTTGTTTAGTACTCTTCGAAAGGCCAGCATGATACACTGCAGGTTGAGTGCCTTTTCTGCCCTTAATGTCAGGATCTTGAGCTACTTCTGGAGCTTCTCTTATTTCTTCGAATGTTTTCATCAGTTATCCACCTTTGATCCACCTCTCCATTGGTAACAAGACCAATAACGTGCTTTATGTTTTGGTCCAGGATTATCGCAGTTATGCCTTGCTCTGAAGTTCTTTCTACGATTTGGATCATCTCTTTTAATTTCCATATTTGGATCACCAAACCTTACAACTACAATATTTCCACTTGGTCCTCTTACATAAACCTTAAACTTCTTATTAGGATTCTCGCTAGTCCTAATAGGATCATTAAGCTTTACTTTTTTACCTTGATGCTCTGCCTCAGTGATTTCTAAATCTTCGTAAAGATCACATGATTCGCAGAAGTCATCTATCTCTTGAGCTCTATGTTCTTTAAATTTCATTTTACTATCCTTACTTATGAGCCAAAACCGCCGTCGCTATCTTGTCCAAAAATGGTTGTTGTAAATCCAAAGTCACTATCAGCATCTCCGATAGTATTTATAGGATTTGGATCGATCTGTATTGTTTGTAGTCTTACGTCTGAATCAACTGTTAGACCTATCGCAGAATCAACAAATCCAACTTTATTTGCAAATATCTTAGCAACAGATTGTCTAATAATCTTCGATGTTGGTATAGGTCCATAATATTGTGTTCTCATCTCAAAATCAATTGTATAAATTATGGTTCTTCTTGAACCAAGATCCCCTTCAAAATCATCTGCAAATCCTACACCTGTTAATGTAATAGGTATATCTTCTTTGAACGATGGATGTTCATTGGGAAATGGTGTAATTGTTAGAGTATATTGTGGATTAAAAAATGGCAATACTTGCTCAACCATTTGTAATGCATCATCTTGCGACTTAGCATACATATTCAACTGAAATCCTATGATGTATGGTACCGCGGTGTTAAACTTTTGTCGCGCGGTAGTTACTGTTCCTGTATTTGTAAAATGCGCAGTCTTAGCTAGTTGCCTTGATGTGTCATAATTTATACTGTTTATCTCAAAAGACATACGTGGCAACTTTATAGCAACTTTTGTATCTTCGATGAGATCAGGATTTTCTCTTATCCTATCAAGATACTTTACTTTTGGCGCGTACGTTAATGGTACTTTAACTTGACTTATTACTCCACCGCTGCTGTTCTTCCTTAAAACATAGATGTTGTTAAAAAGCCTGCCAAATATAGCAACGCATTTCCTTGTTTTTTCGTGATAAAAATGGGTGCCAAACATAACTAACCTTTATAAATCTTTTGCAAGTGATCTTCAAAAGCTTCAACTTTAGTTAGTCTATTAGGCCAAAGTATATACTCTTTTTCTGGATTCTTCTTTAAATTATTTAACAGCGGGATTACAGCGTTATAAAGTTTGTCAAGCTTTTCTTGTGTAGTTGTAGCTGTTGATTCTACAGCTGCAGCCTTCTGCGTTACTTTTTGAACAGCTTCGAGTTCGTCTTCATCGACTGCTGTAAAACCAAAATCAAATAAATCATCTGCCATTAATTATTCTCCGGATCTCCAAATGGGTTGTTTTCGCTAAAGTCTAAGAAATCATCAGAAAAATCGCTAAAGTCTGCGTTTTGCTCGTTTTCTGATATTTGATTATTTTCTGCCACAGCAGTTACTGCAAACGATGAATCGTTTCTACCAACTCCAGATATAGTTACATGATGTTTGCTTGATGTTGAGAAGTTATGAAACTTTCCATCAGTGGCTCCAGCGTGTACAACTTCGAGCACATTTGTATCTTTATTATAACTTATGACTTCACCAGTCATGTTAACACTGAGATCGCTGTCTATTAGTTGGCTTATGGTATTTCCAGCCTCTGAGAAGAAACTCGTTGCAGCTAGTGTTAATGAATACTTGTACGCATAATCTTTTTCGATCTTATCAATATCTGTTACACCTGTATCAAGATCTTCATCGCTATATTCGAATAGAGAAGCTCTTAGCTTAAATGTTGGTACGTTTTCTAATTGATAGAATGGTTGTTCATGCTCTACGTGTCGTATTTCAAACATTGATTTAGACATTGGTAAGAATATCAGATCGCCTTCTCTTGGTCTTACAGAATTTATTTCATTATCATATCTTCCTATAGTATCACCCCATCTTCGACGTGAAACTACAAAAGTGGCTTCATCTCGTATTTCAACACCAAACTTTGTGAATAGATCTCCTTCTCCTTCAAATCCCTCAACGTTTTCGATAAACATCTCTATCTTATATGAGGAATTAAAACGAGAAGGTACG